GAGGCGACCTTGGTGGAGAGAAATCTCACTAGGGTCGCCTCTGTCATTTCCTTTGCCCCAATGTAATGCAAGGTCTCGTCGATGACCTTGGCGTCGATGCTAGTGGCCGCGCCGAAGATTTTCGGCATGGTGGCCTCGGCCTCGGTAAGCCAAGTTACCGCACGCTGAAAGTCTTGCAGTCCGATAGACAGATCATCACTCCTGTCTGCGGAAGATACCATTGCGAGCTTAAGCATATGGGCAAGCCGTCGGGTGTTATAGTGTTCGAATCTGGGATGGGAGGGTTTGGGTAGTTCGCCCTTTCGCCTCCAATCATTGACGGCGTCCCTAAAATCATCAGCAAGCTTAAACTGACCTTGAAGAGTAAAGAGGCACTTGAGGTCATGGCTCAGCTCCTCGGTTGGGCGAAGTTCGCGGAAGAATATGTCGTCCTGCAGAACCCTGTCATCCCCGTAGATTAGGATCGTTCGGCTGAAAAAGCCCTGGTCCCAGGCCCACTCGGGGATTTTTGTCAGCAAATGCGATGTGGTAGACCCGGCGATCATTGACAGCTGGGAGTTTTCTATCACCCTGCTGACCTTGCCAGTGACCCTGGTCTCCTGGTACGGATCGATGTCGTAGAACTTGGTCATCTTTCCGATCAGGGCCTCGTCGTAGACCTTCATGAAGTCGGAAAGCTCGTCCGGCATCAAGAGCATTGAGTTGAAGGTGAGGCTTTCCCCATTGTAGCTGACCAGGTCCCTTCTGGCCTCCATCAATGCGTCCGTCAGGCTTGCTCCCGTCATGGAGTCTGGGGCTAAATGCAAATGGTCCCTCTCCGTACCACAGAGGGGTCTGACTAAATTCCTTGCAACACGGATTGTTCGTGACTTGCCAACGCCCGGGGGTCCCACAATAATAGCATACAAATTCGGATAAAGGTACGACGAAGTCAACATGAAGCACCGTTGCTCCAAAAGGGCCCCCACGGTTACAATAGCTGTCCATCTTCGCCATACCTCCGGGGTTTCCAAGTTGTCCGTGTGTTCAACAAAACTTTCGATCCAAGAACGGCACCGTCTCTGGGCGTGACCGTTTGTCTGAACCGTTGTAGCTCTTGAGTCCGTGGGGATTATTCTTCTCATTGTATTCACCGAAGTTCCAGCCGACCTTGCAACCGTAGGGTATAACAAGCTCCCTGTCCCCAATGCTGACAGGGAAGCTAAGATGTTGAAGGACCTTCTTGACAGTTTCATTCTCCTCCTCCTCTGGGTACTGGACTACGACCGCGTCGTGCACTTGCATCAGGAGCTGGGCTACCCGTGCGTCCCAGACCTGGCACATTCCGTTATTGACAATGTCGGCTAGGGACCCCTGAGGATCGAAAGCGATCGCCTCCCTTCGCGTTGCGGGCTCGTCTCGGCGCCCCCAGAACTGGCGCTTGCGGCCGGTCAGAGATACTAGCGTCCCGACTTCCCGGAGCTGCCCGTCCACCCACTTGTGCCATTTGTCATGGGCCGGGAAGGCCTTGAAATAGATCGGCTGGAATAGTTTGATTTGGTCGATGTCGACCTTGGCCTGCTGGGCTAGGGTCTGAGGCTTTCCGTCGTAATTGGTTCCATGACCAATTTTCTTACACATGAACCGTCGCGAATAGTGACGGTAATATGGGAGTTCGGCCAGCTCTTTATCAAGTTTAATATCTCCAGTCCAAGCCAATCCAGGCCAGACAAGTTTAGCAACAGAAGTGTGGAGGTCCCCGGATTCGCAGGCGTCGAGATAACGGCTGTCACGGAATAGTTTGTATTCGATCCCTCCAACCACACGGCTCTCTCCCTGTTCTGCGTCGAAGTAGGCCATCTTCATTCCTGGATCGGCGATGAAGATGCTCCGAAGGAGGTCTTCGATGTTTTGGAGATTTGTTCCAGTCCCAAACTCACTAAAGCTTGACGAAAGCCTTCCAGTGTTGGTTCCTCCAATATTGTAGGAAGTTCGCATTCGACCGTCAGAGTCAATCTCTGTGCTGAGGACCCCAATCTTTTTCCCGATATCTCGCATCGTTTTAATGTGAGAAATGATGGAGCGAGCAACAAGATACTGCTCCATACGTTCAAGAGCATCACGATTGACCGTGACCCTTCCCTGCTTGCGGATAGGTGGTATTCCGAGTCGCTCATAAAAAAGCTCCATCAAGTCTTTGTTGCTTCGCCAATTAAACCCGATTTGCCCAACCCCTTCTCGGACGATCCTTTCGAGCTGGCGTTCGAGCCTTTCAAGGGTGTCGTGGTATTGGTCGAGGACCAGGCCCTTTCGGTGTTGATCGACCAGCACTCCTCGTAGTCGCATTTCGAGCACTGGACCTTGAAGCCTCTTCGAGAACCTGTAAGTGGCAAGGGTGTGACGGTCCAGTTGTGGTTTGAGCACTTCGAGGACTTCGTATGTGACTGTCGCGTCCAGGCCGTTGTAGACCCATTCTCGGTGTCTAGCGGAGAGCTTGAGGGGATCGACTTTGTCCGTGTGGATAATCTTTGCCAATTTGGGTCTCCGCGCCTCTTGCGCATGTAGTGTTTGCGGCAAAGGCCTTTGCATTTGGCCTGGAGGTGGCAGCCATCTACAGAGCAGAGGTTCATGTGGTCAGCATATTCTTGCCGAGGGCCTTGGCGTGGAAGCTGAGGTCGTCAAGGGTGCCGTTGTTGAGGAAGATGGCGTCGGCCCCAGGAAGCTGAAGCCATTCGCTCGCGTGGTCCATTGGTGGCGGAAGTCCCGGCCGTTCGACGTGGATCACCATGCCACCGTAGCGCTTGACGGCGGCAACTTCATTCGGGAATCTGACATCGTCCACCACGATTGGATAGGACTTCGGCGTTCGCTCGATGGTCCGTTCCCAGGCCCTGACCCAAAGGTCCCGATGAATCAGCTCCCGGCCCCACTCCGTTCCGAGGGACTGCATGGCCCATCTAGGGGTCTTGCCTCCGAGGAGATCGCACATCTGTTCCTTCAGCTCCCCGTCGATCTCGGCGTCAGTCAGCCCAAGGGTCTTGAGCATGGCCTTGAGTCTGTCGGCGAACCGCGTCCTGGTCCAGCCGTTGGCGACGAGAACCCCGGCGATGGTGGATTTGCCGCTTTGGGCTTGGCCGCAAAGGCCTAGGATTGTTCGGGTCATTCGTCCCTCCACTCGCACCACTCAATCACACAAAGCAGATTGTCAGCATCAGGCGCTAGCCAGGTCACTTTCATGGTCTCGGCCACAGCCACTCCACGGATTCGATCCGTGGCAACTTGGATGTGCTCTTCGAACTCCAGCACATCCATCTTGCTTGCAGTCCAGCGGTAAATCTTAACCTTTGGGTCCGTTAATGTCGTCGCCATCAGTCATCCCTCTTTATGGTCTTCTTCGCCCGTTTCTCTCTTAGTTCCTTCCAAGGCCCTTCGTCGCAATACACGCTCCCCAGAAAGCCCAGGCCCTTCAGGCTCTCCGGCTGGAGCGAATAGTGCAGGAGCATCGTATCCTCGTCGGCCCCCGCTACTCGGATTCCGTACGCACGATAGAGAAAGGCAGTATCGTAGAGGCCGTTTTGGAAGAGCTTCTTTGGGCGAGGACTCTGGAGAACTCGCCGGACATAGTGCCAAACTTCACGCTCAAGTTCGAGAGATGGCCAGAAGCTACGGCTAATTCTTCCAGGGTCATCGAACGGGATAACGATTCCAAGTGTGCTGAGAGGTGCAAGACCAATACAAGTGATTCTTCTTCCCACTGTTTCAATATCAACTGAAAGGAGCCGACATTGTTCGATGTATTTTTCGTGGAACGCATAGATGTCCTCCAGGGTTGGTTCTATCCAGATTTCTCTGTGGGGTCGGCGAAGTTCGGGGAAAGCGGCCTCTCGGGCGGCTTTTGAAAGGTCGATGACAGCAATGGGTCTAAGGTCCCACTGGCGAAGAATTGCAGCCGGATGGTAGGTCGGGAGGACTTTAAATCCGGATACGCAATGTGTAGAAAGCACAGTGCATCCGCGAAACTTGGATATAGCCGTTTTGCCAGTAAGCGCCCACATCGCAGTGTTGCCCAAAGCAACCACGACGTTGGGATTAACCTCGATAAGTTCATTAGAGAGCCTTTCGAGTTCAGGGGCGTACTGGGCCAAAACGTGGCCGGACTTGATCAGCGCGGGAAGGCCTGGGATGCCTTGGGCTTTAGGGCCTGTTAGGGTCTCGATCTTATTGCCCTGCGGCCGAAAGTTGAAGACGTTGGTGATGAAGCAATCCGCCCGGCGAATACCAGCCTCGTCGAGCATCTTGGTCAGCTCGTAGCCGGCCGCACCGACGAAGGGCTGCCGCTGCTGCTCTTCGCGTTCGCCCCAGGCTTCACCCACCAGGGCTATCATGCATCGTCCACTGCGCTTTTGGAGACTATTTCCCCGCAATCCTCGCAGTAGTTGTAGATGCCAAAGCCACCACCAGCGAGGCCGAAGCCATCGGTGGCGGGCTTGCCGCACTTTGGGCATGGCATGTCCTGGAGGTACTCAGGGATGTCCTTGCGGATAGTTGATGAGTCGATGTGAATGCGTTTGTCTTCGGTCATGCCCGGTTCTCCACAGCCCAAAACCACAGGGCGTAGCACCGCCATCTCCACCGGCAGTACGCCCCGTAGCCT